TGCAAAATCAATTTTAGAAGGAGATACAGGATGGTAACTATATACAAAAACATTTTTGACAAAACACCAAATTACATTCCAGTCGAAAAGGCTTTGGAGCGAATAAGAATTGGTAAGTCAAAAGAAAAGATTGATGAAATCAGAAATCAGCTCGATAAAGAGCGTAGCAATAAGCTAAAACAGAACCTACCGAGTGTTTGTTTCTCAGGCGAATTTAGAGAAAGAACGGATATTGGACTGATTAATCATTCAAAACTAATCTGTTTAGACTTCGATAATTTAGATGATGTTAATCATGAAAAATCTTTATTGTGTGCAAATGAGTTTATTTATGCTTGTTGGATTTCACCAAGTGGAAACGGATTAAAGGCGCTTGTAAAAATAGCAGACGGGAAAAAGCATCGTGAGCATTTTCAGGCACTTAAAGAATTATTCCCTGAAATAGATAATTCAGGCATAAATGAATCTCGTGTGTGTTATGAAAGTCACGACCCTGAAATATACATAGCTGAAAAACCAAGCGTATTTCGCAAAATTAAGGCAATAGAGCAACAAACAACCTACGAGCGTAGTAATTATGCAGAAAGTTTCCAAAAGTTATTAAAATGGCAAATAAACAAAGGGAACGCATTTGCAACTGGTGAAAGAAATATATTCCTTTTTAAACTTGCTGGGGCTTGTTGTAGGTTTGGAATAGCCGAAAGTGATACTATTTCTTTATGCGCTTTTGAATTTCAAATCGGTGGTGATTCTTTTCCATTTTCAGAATTGGAACGAGTAGTAAAATCTGCATACCGACAAAACAAATCCAAATATGGAACGGCTCAATTTGAACGTGAAGTACTTGTTGAAAAGGTTAATCGAAAAGAAATAGAAATTGATGCTGATATTTTTAATCCTGACATAAAACCTAAAGATGTAATTTTTGGCGAAGATGTGAAGGCAGATGCTTTAAAGATTTATGATAGCGGTTACGAACAGCTTTATGGAATAGGAGTTGAGGATATTGATAGTCATTTTAAGCTAAAAAGAGGTGAAATAACCTTATTGACTGGGATAGGAAACTATGGCAAATCAACTTTTTTGAAGTGGTATATGCTTATGAGGGTTATCCTATATAAGGAAAAATTTGCATTGTTTTCTCCAGAAGATAACCCCGCTCATGAATTTTATCATGATTTAGTAGAGATATATTGCGGAATGAAATTAACACCCGATTCAAATTACAGAGTTAGCAGAAGTGAATACGAGCGGATTTATGACGAACTATCAAAGCATTTTTTCTATGTATATCCAAAAGAAATAAGTCCGACACCTGAATACATCAAAGAAAGATTTTTGGAATTAGTGATTAAGGAAAAGGTTAGCGGATGCATAATTGACCCTTTTAATCAAATGACAAATGAATACGCAAAAAGCGGAGGTCGCTCTGATAAATATTTAGAAACCTTTTTAGCTGATTGCAGCCGATTTGCTCAACAAAACAATATTTACTTTTTTATTGTAGCGCATCCCAAAATGATGGTTAAGGATTCAACTGGCAATTATCCATGCCCAGATGTATTTGATATTGCAGATGGAGCAATGTGGAATAATAAAATGGATAACATATTGGTATATCACAGACCAGAACACCAAAAGAATCCTGATTCAACAGTCTGCGAATTTCACACTAAAAAAATAAGACGGCAAAAAGTAGTAGGTAAAAAAGGAATTGCTATTTTTAATCTTCACAGAGGATTTAGGAGGTTTGTATTTGAAAGTGGAGACCCTATGGCAAAACTAATTGAAAACAAAAAAGATGAAGATTACCCAGACTGGTGCTTTTGAGTTATGGATAAGCAGATTTAAGGATAGGGATTCCATATTCGAATAAGGAATATATGAAAAAATGCAAAATTTGTAAAGCAGAGTTTGAGCCTAAAAAGCCATTACAATCAGTTTGTGGCTATGAATGTGCTTTGACCTATGCCAAAGGTAAATTAGCGGAAAGACAGGCTAAGGAATCTAAAAAAAGGCAATCAGAGCGCAAAGAATCACTAAAAAAGAAATCCGATTATTTGAAAGATGCCAAAAAAGTATTTCAACTTTGGATTAGGAAAAGAGATTTTGACCAACCTTGCATTAGTTGTGGATGCAAAGAATCGAATCAATGGGCAGGTGGTCACTACTTTAGCGCATATCCTTTTACTGGATTAATATTTGAAGAAACTAACTGCCATAAACAATGTAACTCTAAATGTAATAAGTTCCTAAGCGGAAACTTAACTGAATATCGAAAAGGACTAATTCAAAGATACGGAATCGAATACGTTGAAAATTTGGAACGGCTATCAGAAACGCAAAGAACAAAGGCATGGAGCAAAGAGGAATTAATTGAAATGAAAAAAAAATACCTTAACTATCTAAAAAATTATTAAATTTGTAGCTAAATTCACTAACTATGGAAATCACAAAGGACAATTCAGGACTAATTTTCAAAAACACAAAAAAGTCAGCCGACAATCACCCTGACTACAAAGGTCAAATCAAAATAGACGGCAAAGTAAAAGACATCGGACTTTGGGTTCGTAAAGACAAAAACGGAGTTAGCTACTTTGGAGCTGCTTTAACTGAACCAATGCAAAAAGAATCTAAACCAATGGATTCAGTAAAAGATGACTTGCCATTCTGATATGAAACTAATTGATTTGCCAACTGAAAAAAGAAGTTTAACTGAAAATGAGTTGCATTACTATATTCAATATACAGACATTAATCAAATTGAAGATATTAGTATGTATAAGATAAACAAAGATTTTAAGAATCCAGTAATTATTGAAAAGGGTTATGGTCAACAAGCTACAATGTATTTAATAGTAGCCGAAAAATCAACACAATGAAAAAAACAATGACAATTACATTCCTTTTAGTATGGTTTGTAATGGATATAACAAAATGCTCAAAACCGCCCCTTTGCCCAAAAGAAAGCGAAGTGATAATAGCCAACCTCTTAAAAGGCAATTTCATGGTCAAAATCAATAACAACATCTTAGGAGATGAAATGAATGAAAACCCAAAGATAACTCTGCCTAAAGGGATTTATCCTTTGGAGATACTCGACATTCAAAAAAGAGTTGTAAGACGCGATACAATCGAAGTAAAGCCATGTCAAACTGTTTATTATAATATTTAAACCAATTGATTAACAAATAGTTTTATCTATAATAGATTATGGCTAAGGGTGCTAAAACAGGAGGGCGAACTAAAGGAGCAGTTAATAAGACAACGGCATCAATGAAGCAATGCGTACAATCGACTTTAGAATGGCTACAAGACCAACCAAGAGTTAATATGCGTGACTGGTCAAAAGAAAACCCAACTGAATTTTACAAGATAGCAGCCAAACTAATCCCAACGGAAATAAGCGCAAATGTAGAGATGACAAAAAAAGAGTTACCTCCGTTTATGAAAGCAAATGAAAGCCAATCCTAACTTTGATTATCTGCATGAGAAAGTAAACGACCAACGGATAACCCTTTTACAAGGTGGCACGAGGTCGGGTAAAACTTATTCAGCTATCCTATTTCTAATTGATTACTGCTTACTTTACAAAGGCATGGAAATAGATATTTGCAGAGATACTTTTACCGCTTTAAAGGCTACAGCATGGAAGGACTTTAAAGATGTTCTAATGTCATTAAATCTTTATGACGATAGGAATCACAATAAAACCGACCATACATACGATTTAAGCGGAAATACAATCAGTTATTATGGAGCGGACACACCCGATAAAATACATGGAAGGTCAAGGGATATACTTTGGATTAACGAAGCACACCAATTTCCACAAGAAACAATTGACCAATTATTCCCGAGAACAAGGCATAAGATAATTTGCGACTATAACCCCGCATTAGGATTAGAACACTGGCTCGACCCTTATATTGAAAAATATCCTCCACTCATAACAACCTATAAAGACAATCCATATTTAACAGCAGCGCAAGTTGAAGATATTGAAAGCAGAAAGCACAATGATTATTGGTGGAAAATTTATGGCAGTGGGGAAAGGGCAACAAGGGAGGGTTCTATATTCACCAATTGGACTATTGGAGATTTTAACAATTCACTACCTTATGCTTATGGTCAAGATTACGGATTTAGTATTGACCCGACCACGTTAATAAAAGTTGCCGTTGATGAAAAAACAAAAACTATATTTGCAGATGAATTACTTTACTCAAGTCAAGGGATGGGAACGGATGCTATTCTACAAGCCAACAAACAACTGATTAGCAAACCAACTGATTTGATTATTGGAGATAATTCAGAGCCGAGACTAATTGATGATTTAAAGCGAAAAGGATTAAATATAATTGGATGTGAAAAAGGTCAAGGTTCGGTAAGTGCTGGAATAACTAAAATGCAAGATTATCGACTAATAATAACCGAACGAAGCCATAACTTAAAAAAGGAATTAAGTAATTATGTTTGGAACGATAAAAAAGCAGGAATACCAGTTGATGCCTTTAATCACGGAATTGACTCCCTTAGATATAGTTTTCAACATTTGACCAAACAAAAATACGCTACTACTATAAAACGAAATTCACTAATATGATAACTTCAAGTATAGGAACTCAAATAATTCAAATACCAACTTCATGGCATGACGTGCCGTTCGAAAGATTTATTAACTGGATGGATTGCGAAACAGCATTGGAGCAAGTTAGTTGTTTACTCGATGTTTCTAAAGACCAGTTAGAACGACTCAATAGCGAATCTTTGGCTTCGATTATGTTAGCTACTTCATTTATGAGTGAATTGCCCGATGCCTATGTAGCTGAAGAGAATAAAATGGATATTGGAAAAGAATCCTATGGCAAGGTTGAAGTCGCAAAGGCTCATTTAATTGCAGCGGAAAAACCATTTAAAGCAATGATACCTATTTTAAAAGTATATACGGATGTGGACTATTCAAAGCTACCAACTACCATTTCATATCCTTTGGCTGCTTTTTTTTTGAACAGTTATCACGATTTTTTGACAAATACAAGCGATTAAACGACTATAAGCCCACGCAAGCAGAGGTTTTGGCAGATGTAGATAGGTTTAAAAAGTTCGGGGCTAAAATGACCATTAAAACCATTGGTGAAAAGTATCATAAAACAATGAGTGAAGTAATGGCTTTGCCAGCGGAGGAAATATATGAAGTCTTATTAATGGACTTTGAGGAAAGTATGTACAAAAAAGACCTTGAGGAGGCGTATCGGATGCTTCAAAAAAAATAAGGCTAACAAAATAAAACGCTATTTAAATTGATTACTTTTGTCCAATGTACAAAGATTTTGTCGATACCATAAAAGAGATAGCCTTTGATATAAATCCGAATGGTACTTTTTATCATGGCAGGGTATCGGATGCAAACTTAGCTATTGAAAAACAATCTTTGCCACAAATACATTTATATCCTTTTACAATTAGCAGAGCCGACCAAAACCAAGCAGTTGATACTATTCCTAACGTCTTAATAGCTTTAATCTTCCAAGATACTCCGCACACCAATGATGAAGACAGACTCGAGATAATCGAACAGGCGGATATAATGCAAAGAAGATTAGAGCAATGGCTAATTGCTAAGAATGTTCAATATACAGGTTACCAAGCAGAGCCGTATTTTAAGCAGTTTAACGGAATAACGAGCGGAATGTTTGTGAGGTTTAATGCTAAAGTAATTTCAACAGTTGTCGATTGTTTACCAACTGAAATAGTATAAAATGGACTTCAACGAATACTTAAATAAATTAGGACTTGAGTTAACTGATAGGTTAGTTAAAGATATTCAGACTAAAAGAGTGACTAAGTATGGAGCTGTTAATGCCTCAGGGCGTTTGGCTAAGTCGGTTCGTTACGATGTTAAGAACTCTACTTTAACAGTTTATGCCGAACAATATATCGGTGCTTTGGAGTTTGGTAGAAAGCCAACAACAAACGGCAACAAACCAGGCAAACTTAAAGATGTAATTAGGCAATGGATTGATGAAAAAGGTATAACACCTAAAGATGGAATTAGTAAAGATTCATTGGCTTTTTTAATTACTCGAAAAATACACAGAGAGGGTACAACTATTTGGCAACAAGGCGGTTCTGATTTAGTGAGTGGAATATTCAATGATGCTTTGACAAAAGAAATTGAAAATGATTTTTACAATTTGATTGCAAGTGAGGTTACTAGTGATGTTTTAAAAATAGCAGCATAATGCCAGTTCAAAAGAATTATAGACAATTAAGGAGTCCACGTCAATGGGTGAGTGCTTACCAGCCTATCAACTATTTATTTGATGCACCAACTGAAAATGGAGGGTTTAGTAATAACGGTGGCAATCTTCAAGTGTCAGGAGGCGTTTTCATGAACTCCGCTACTTTATTAAAAATAGGCGATTTGATTTATATTACGCTAGGAATTTATAAAGGCTATCACACTATTAAATCAATAGCAGGCTATTCTTATGCATTAGGTACGCCAATAATAGTAACCTACACTTTAAATACTGTTTATACTGTTGCCGACACAAATCGAGAAATAAAGTATATGCAGCCGCCTGTGTTTTCGGTTTTTAAAGGATGGCAAACAAGTGAAGTGCCAGTTGGAGTTAGTCCGAATCCATATCCTTATTTAAAAGTTTCGGATTTTTCACCTGAAGGAAATAGAGATGGATTTTTTGAGTTTAACATTTCAGGGTATGTGCAATCTGCATTATTGCCGATAGTTCCACCAAAACAAGGAAGTGTATTTTTTGGTGCGGACAATGGATATAATTTATATATGCCATTTAGAGTAGTATTCTTTGGTTCATTCACGAGCATACATAGAGGGCTTTGTGCGGGAGTTGATACCGAAGATTTATTTTCAAAATATATAAGCACAAAACAATATTTGGGAGAATCGATAGGAAGCTCAAGTTGCCAAAGTACCTTTGTAACTTTAATTAGCGGTTCGACTTTGACAACGTACAGGTTTGTAAACCAAGTACTACCACGAAGAGCATTTAATGACAGGTTTAATTCAAGATTTTTAAATACATAACAATATGAGTAAAATAGCAGTACAAGCGTTATCGGACAGTTTATTTAGTGACGTTGGAGCGGATATAACTCCAGCCGATTTAAGGACATTTAATGACGCTTTAATAGATGATTACCAAGAAGAGATACAGCAACTTACAACGGCTGAAATAACGGCTTTAACGCCAACAAACGGATTGTTAGTTTACAATACCGATTTGGCTAAATACGGATATTATAACGGGACTGCATGGAAGTATTTTTTAACTGAAACCCCAGTTGCATTAATCCAAACTATAAAAGTAACTGTAACGAGTGCAGAAATATTAGATAGCCATGATAATCCAGTTGAATTATTGCCAGCACCAGGGGTTAATTCATTTTACCAAATAATTAACGTAACTATTAAAAAAAGTTTTGATACAACAGCATACGATACAAATGTAGATGGGAATTTTACAATAGGTTCTGAAATAGTTGGCGGCATTTTAGATTTAGCTTTTACTCAAACAAGCTATACCGCTGGAACTGGGTCATTTAGTATAGATGACATAGAAAATCAAGGTTTATTTTTAACCACCGAAACTGGCAATCCTGAAAATGGAGATGGTGAATTAGTTTTTTACATTACATATCAGATACTTGAACTGTGAAAATAGTTTACAAGTCATATAATCTTTGTGCTACAAATGGAGTTGTTAGTGAGCTGTTAGATACTTTTACTAATACGCCACGTACATTATTAGGCAGATGGACTGGGAGTGCTTATGTAGCTGTGCCAGCATGGTTTACATGGACAGGAACGAGCTATACATTTAACATGGCTTCAGTAAGTACAGGAACGACTGTAATAGGATTTTCAGCAGACGGCATAGAATATCTTATAATTATTAATAAGGGTAGTGTATGCGCACCAGCAGTTATATCTTATACTCCTGAATGCTGCACTGGATTAAATATTGTTTGGCTAAATAGAGAGGGCGGTTATCAAAGTTTTTTATTTGGTGGCAAAAGAGCGATTTACGAAATAAACGATGGAGAGGCTGAAACATTTAAAACTCAAAATTTAACTTTAAAAAATTCAAGTTTAAAAGATGTTTACAGAGCCGTAGTAGTAAATACAGGGGTAATAAATAGCGAGCTGTTATCAGTGTTAGAATCTTTGCGAAATTCAATACAAGCGTGGGTTTACGATGAAGAGTTACCCGACTATTTAAACTTTGAGGATAGGTTTACTCCAATTATAGTTGACAGAGAAAGCATGATTGTCCGAGATACAAGAGAAAGAATAGTTGAAAGAACATTTAGATTTTTGATAGCTAAAGAGTTAAACATACAAGGTCAGTGATTCGATTAGTAATAAATGGAGTTGATGCGGACGTACTGCAAACTGAAACTATTATTGGTGAGTATGCTATTGCACCGATAGGAGATATATCAAAAAGAGTAGGTGCGAGGTCGATTTCATTTAAGCTACCAAAGACAGCAAAAAATAGAGGAATTTTTCAAAGTTGTGAAGTAGTCACCTCCGCATCAAATATACCATATCAAAGACTTGATTGCCGTTTATACGTTGATGGAGTTGATATGAATATGCGATTTTGTACTTTAGAAAAGGTCGACGAGTATTATAATATAAGAACATACGGAACTAATGTTAGTTTTTTTGATTTACTAAAAGACAAATCCCTTTTGGCTTTAAACTATTCAGATTACAATGGATTTTACAATGCAGAAAGAATAGGCACTACCAATAACAATGACATAGTATTTCCTATAGTAGACTTCAACAAAGACAGCCCAAATGCCTACGTTTCAGTTGGAGCTACAATGAGTAGCGAAACAATGCTACCAGCGTTTAAAGTAAATTCAATACTAAATAAAATATGCAATGCTGCAGGATATACTTTACAAAATAACATACAAACGCCAAATCTTATAATCCCTTGCAATGGAAAAAAAGTAAGGGACTATGATGGCAATAAATATAGAGGTAGATTTTTATGGGCAGGCGGAGGACCTGCATCAGTACCATTAACATTTACTTTTGACCCCTTTACTAAATTTGATTATGCTGCGTTCCCAGCAAACTCAAAAACATATTGGACTGATTCGACTGTGAATACAAGACCGAGAAATATAATGGGTAACCCATCTCCATATAATTTAAAAAATATTTGTTTTGCAGATGAGGTATCAATAAATTTTACGTTAAATTTTAAGGTTGCCACAACTTCGAGTTCAGGTGTTGTAAGAATACAAGTTATAACAAGTAGCGAAACAAAAACATACTACAGAACGGTGCCTGCTGCAATTACTAACTTTTCAATTAGTGACCTTATAGAAGTTAGGAAAGAAGCAAGTGGAGCGTGCGGAATGACCATACAATTTTTTTCTCAAAGTGGTGGTACGGTAGCATTATATACGGATTCTGCTACAAACTTTAACATTACAAGTTGCACTATACTTAATCCTTTAGACATTAGAACAAAACAACAAGCTAGGGAGTTTGGAGGGTTTAGATATTTGACACCATCAACTATGCTACCAAATGTAAAGCAGGCTGATTTTATCAAAAACTATCTTAAGTTATTTTCAGGTGTTATAACAGTGGATGAAAATACTAAAGTGGTCAAATTAAACCAATTTAACGACATTAGAAATAATATAAATAATGCAGTTGACTGGAGTGGCAAAGTTGATTTTACAGATGACTACATTACTGATTTTGAGTTGGATTATGCGCAAAACAATTTTTTCAAATATAAAGATGACGATTCAGTAATAAAACCAGTGGGTACGGATTATAACGCTGTAATTCAAAATGAAAATCTTACTGTAAATAAAGATTTGATTTCTGTAGATTTTTCTGCTACGGAAAATGTTAATAGGTTTTCTTATACATTCCCAGTTAATCAAATTAAGATTTACGAAAACGGGGACATTGCCAATGATGTTAATATGAGAATATTGATATTAGAATTAAGAAGTGCTCCAATGTATGTTAGGAATAGTTCCGATGTGCTTTCAGGGAGTTCTTATCAGATAGTTTCCAATGTTCCATTTACAAGATTCATTGATACTATTTATACAAATAACATAGGCTTTGGATTTAACATATTTAATAATTATTACACGTACATAATTAGTGTTATAGATAAGTATAAAATAATTGAATTAAATGTCAGGTTGAATTTAAGCGATGTATCGAATTTGGATTTTTTAAAGCCTGTTTATATCAGAGAACTAGATACTTATTTTTATGTGAACAAAATAAAATTTGACTATACATCTAAAAATAGCAGTGTAGTAGAACTTATAAAATTATTGTAATGGCAGAAGTAGAAGTATTTAAAATAGACATACAACCCGTAGTTAGTGAATTGGCTAAATTAGGTTCTGAATTAGAGAAAGCAAGGGCTAATTACCAAGAAACAAAAAAGGCTCAAGGCGAATATTCAGAAGATGCAATCAGAGCAAAATCTGAAGTAAATGTATTAAGCAAAGAAGTAAACGCTTTGACTAATGTATTGACTAATCAACAAAAAGGATTAGGGGAACTTAAAAAAGCTACTGAAGCAAATATTGATATAACAAAGATTCAAAACAATACAATTGAAACGAATAGAAAGTTATACAATGCTCTTTATAATCAGCAATTAAGAAACCCAAGTGAGCAAGTCGCAAAGCAGGTAAAAGCATTAAGTGATAAACTAAAAGAACAAGAGGGTCTATTAGGAAACAATACAAGAAAGGTAGGTGATTATGCAGGTGGTTTTAAAGATGCCATTAAAGAGTTAAAATTGTTTGGGGTTTCAACTGGCGATATAGCCAAAGGATTAGATGCTGCTAAAACTGGATTTGCAGCAGCAGGTGGTGGGGTTAAAGGATTTAGCGCAGCATTAGCCACAACTGGACTACCTTTAGTTATAATGGCTATACAAAAACTCACGGAAGCTTTCGAGCAATTTAAGCCAGTAGCCGATGCTGTTGAATCCACAATAACTGCATTAAAGGATGGATTTTCAGCATTAATTTCAGGCGGTTCAATATTGGAAGCTGTATCTCAAGGACAAAAATTATTGCAAACAATTAGAGATTTAGAGGACACTCAAAAGGCATTTAATATTCAAAATAAAGAAGCTGAAAATCAAATAGATAAGTTAATAGTGCAAAGTAAAAATAGGACATTATCAGAAAAAGAAAGAATAGGATTAATAGACCAAGCGAACGAAATTGAAGAAAAAGCATTTAAAGAAAGTAGAAAAAGAATTGATGATGAGTTAAACCAAAGGCGTATATCATTTGCGCAAAAAAATGACATAAGCCAAAAAGAATTAATTCAACTAATAAAAGGTACGAGCGATGAAGCATTGCAACTAAGGGAGCGATTAGAAAAAAACAAAGCATATAATGAAAGCGATTTAGAGTTGATTCAGGAATTGTTTTTAAAGAAAAAAGAAAAAGAGGGCGAAAGCCTTGTATTGCAAGAAAAGTTGGAAAATAGAAGAGCGCAGTTATTGGAAGCATCTCAAGCTGAACAAGAAAAAAGAAATGCTAAAGCAGAAGCAGCGAGAGATAAAGCAGACCAAGCCGAAGTGGCAAGGTTACAGAAATTAGAAGCATTAGAAACAGAGTTTCAACTTACTGAACGTGAAAAACTAAAGAAATCATTTGAAGATGAATTAAAAACTATTCAAGGTAACGGAGAGCGTGAACGTTTATTAAGGTTAGATATTGTAGCGGCACAAGAGGCGGCATTAAAAAAGTTTGATGAAGATGCTGAAAAGAAACGTCAAGAAAACCAAAAAAGAATTGAATCCGAAATAATAGCTAACAATGCTAAAGCGTTCAATGATAAAATCGCTTTTAATCAAAAGCAATTAGAATTAGAATTAGGTGCGGTTGATTTATCAGTTGCAAGTGAAAAAGAAAAAGAAAGGCGCAAAGCAGAAATACAATTAACGGCACTTGAAGAACAATTAAGGTTAACTAAAGAATTTTTAGGACCAGATGGTAGGGGAACTAATGAGCAGTTGCAAGGCATTAAAGTGATTGAACAAGCTATCGCAAAAGCTAAAGAAAATTTAAAGTCTAAAGAGGGAGATGCAACATTAGGTGACGCTTTAGGTATAAATGAAGAAGCCACAAAAGAAGCGCAAAAATCATTAGAGGAGGTAAGTAAAGCAGTACAAGCGATAGCGGGTATTATCAACATGGTTTATGAAACTAGATTAAACAATATTGACAATACAAAGAATGCCGAAATAGATGCGATTAACCAAAGTACGGCAAGTGAGGAAGAGAAAGCAATAAAAATACAAAAGGCTGAACGTGATGCAGCAAACGCTAAATATCAAATTCAATTAAAGCAATTCCAAGCTAATAAAGCCACGTCAATAATTCAAACCATAATTAATACAGCTCAGGCAGTTATCGCTCAATTTGCTAACCCCGTTCCATTTGCAGGGGCTATATTGTCGGCACTTGCAGCGGCAACAGGGGCAGCACAAATAGCAGTTATAGCTTCACAGCCTGCGCCACCAAAGCCAGCATTTGCCACAGGTGTTATCGGATTAGAGGGTGCGGGAACGGCAACAAGTGATTCAATAGATGCTAAACTTTCAAGAGGTGAATCAGTTATTACGGCAAGGGCAACGGAAAGATTTGCACCGATATTAGCACAAATGGAGTTAGCAGTAGGCAATAGACCTAACTTTCAAATGGGCAATAAAAGATTTGCAACAGGATTTATTCCTACGGGCGATGGGGGTTACTCAACACGAAATGCAGGTAGTGATTTAATGGCACGCAATGCAACTGAAAAAGCAATGATGCAAGCGGTGTCAGCAATGCCAGCACAAAAATTAGTACTTGAAGAGTTTAGAAACTTTGAAACAAACGTGGATAAGTCCGTTGCTATTTCGGAACTTTAGAAATTGTTTGTTCGATTTCTTTGATAGTTGCTTTTCTAATAAACTCACTTTCTTTTATTCCTGTATTAA